TTATTAAATAAAAAAACTTTATATAAATTTATTTTAATAATATACCAATTATTTATTTAAAGGCCATATAAAACAAAAATCCCTGTCGATATGATCAACAGGGATTCTATTACTTAAACCTATTTAAACTTATGAAAATCAAATATAAGTATTTTTAAATTCTAATGCTTCTTCTTTGCTATTAAAATATCCTAATGATTTTTGTAATCCATTAATATTTAATCTTAATCTCCATTTATTATATGGTTTGTAAAAATTAATACCAGTTAAATCATTTTTAATAATACTATTATAATTTCTTTTAAGCCGATTATTATTAATACCAATTGAACCCCAATAATGATTCATATTTTCTTTAGCTGAACACCATTCTAAATTATCAATATGATTATTTGCTTTATTGAAATCTATATGATTCACTTGAGTTTTGTTATCATAATTTTTTATAAAATAGATAGCAACTAATCTATGTACATAGTACATTTTTAAATTTAACCTAACCATAGCATAACCATTGTTATAACCAGGCTTTAAAATGATATTAGTATTTAGGCTTTTTACATTGCCATAATTACTAATCAAATACTTCCCGTTTAAATTGTCAATCTCTTTCCAAATTTCCATAAAAATAAAGGCTCAAATCAAAAGTAAATCTGCAACGTTTTACCAATGAAATGAGCCATTAAAGTTTTTGATAGCAGTTGCAGTTGCTCTCACAAATATAATACTATTTAATTATTTTACCTTCTCTTATCTGAATATTATCCACCATACTTTTTCCATTATTTATTTCAACTATTGCAAACCCGTGATTGTGCATACTAAATGGCATATACTTTGGACTAAGAAGAGTCAAACAACCAGTTGAATAAGTATTTATAAACTCTTTGAATCCAGTTTTCTTTTGAGTTGCTGAAGTTCTATGCACGTGACCGATTAACGTATTGCAAATAGTCTTGTTAAATAGATTCTGACTTGGATTTACTCCGCCTCCGCCATACAATTCATGGCCATGTAATACAAGCAAATCGCCCATCTCCATTCCTTGCCAATCCTCGATCATTGTGATCCCTAATTTATCCAACCTAAAAAATATATCAAATTGTAAGTCATGTATTTGAGCAAACTCCTCAGCTTGTAATTGCAATGACCTGGCAAATCTATTCTCATGGTTTCCTAACTTATAATAAATTGGAATCGTTCTAAATATATCCCTAAGCCTTTGCAAGAAATCCCTATTCATGTCAACCTCTCTTTTAAAATCTCGCATATCCTTTTCCTTCTCGTGCCTTGAAATAGAATAAAAATCTTGAATATCCCCATTTAAATATAAGCAGTCAATTTCTTGATCCTTTAAATGCTTAATAGCGCAAGTCAAAGCAGTAAGGTCATGATAAGGAAAGTGAATGTCTGAAAGTATTCCAATCTTTTTTAAATGCGGAGGCAGTTTAGCAGATACATATTCTTTGCCAATGCTTTCTTCTATGCCAAAATTATCCAAAGTTTCAAGATTATAGTTTGCGACTACTGGCGGAATGATTTTATTTATTTCTTGTAATGACCTATCCTTCGAAGTTATATTCTTTTTAATCATAAACTTCCTTAAAGATTCAGCATTTTGATATCCGTACATTTCAAAGAATGAATTGTAAAAATCGGTTTTACTTAGATTTGTAGAATAGAAATGCTCCCTAATCTTGATAATTTTATCTTCCGTTTTCATATTCTTCCATTAAAACATCGACTAAGAACTCGATATTGTTTAGCACTTTCATTCTTAAAACGTATGCAGCATCATCAACGTGTTCGATGTTCTCCATTACATCCATCATCGTGTCAAGTAAATCCTTTGCCCTTGATTTTGGCTTGTCCATCGGCTCGATGTCAATTTTATACATAGATAATTCTTAAATATAAGTAACCAAAGATTATCAATCCTTGAAAAATAATGGTTAAGATACACCAAGTTGGAATGATATTAGTTATTTTTTCTTTATTAGTTGATGAATTATCAGATTTTAAACTTGAAACGTAGATATTTTTATACACGTTTTCAATTGAATCGATATTAACGGTAGCTTGAATATTGCCCTTATAAGACCTGATAATTATCTTACCCTGAGGAACGGTTATCTTTGAGTAAAAAGTGTTTAAAATGCCCGTACTATCGCAAGGATTCTCAATGATTAGCGTATCATATACCGCATTGAATTTAGTAATTACTTTGTAGTCACGGATTGTGTCTACACGAATCTTTTCTTTTTCTATTATGACCGATTTTTGTGGTCGACATGAAATAAAAAAGTTTGCAATTAGCAAACAAAGTATTAGTTTTTTCATGAAAAGTAAAGTTCTGATTCAGCGTTTCTTCTAAGGGTCAATCCATTTAGGACTTTGCCTCCACTCTTATTCCATTTTAAAAACTCTAATTTAATTGATTCATCATTTGGGTCGGCATTTACTTTTTTAAGCAAAGTGCTTTTCTTTAAAGACCCAGCGCCCAAGTTATAGCAAAATGATACCAGTGCATCGAATTGGTTCTGATTAATGTCATCACGGCAAAATGAGTCAACGCTCCGTTCATAATGTTTTATCACATTTAAAAAAATATCGGTTGCTCTTGCTTCGCTAATGGGGGCATCGGTCATTTTAACCTTTGTGCCATCTTCGTAATAAGTGCAACCGATTGAAATCGTTGGAATACCAGCTGGACATAAGTAAGGCTTGAGTTTAACTCCCTCAAACTTCTTTATTAGGCTTAGTCCTTTTTGGCTTATTTGGCTGATGCTCATCTAATTTTGCTCTTAATTCAATGTTTTCACTTCGTAAATTATGAATCTCGGTTGTCAAAGTTTCAACCTTATCTTTTAAATCAGCAACCTCTGCCTTCAAATCAGTTGCCATTTCTCGCCAAATTTTAATTGCTTCTTGAACGTTTGTAATCTCGGAAGATTGTACCTCAATTTTTTCTTTCTTTCGACCAAATAGCCAGGTAATTAATGAACCGAATAAACCCGTTACTCCTGGTATGACTATCTCCTCCCAATCATTCATTATTCGCCTTTAGTTTCAGGTGCAACTTCTTCTTCTAAAGTTTCCTCTAAAGGAACTATTTTCTTTTCTTCTAAACCTAATGTTTCAAGCGCCCATTTAACGATAAAAGAATCATCGACTCCCCATTGCGCCACGATAGGCTCAGGAATTATCAGGTTGCCTTCTTCAATCATAGGATTAAATTGGCTCATTAATTTAAAATACAAAGTTTGCTCAGGATTCTGAAGAGCATAATTAACGACCTTGATTTCAACTCGGTCTGCTATTTCTCTAACTCCTTTAACTGGCTCAATGAATACTATCATATTAGTCTTTAATAAATATTTCTAATAACTGCGCTTTTGCTAACACGGTAAATGATTCCGAATCTTTTACAAATCCTTTTAAAGTTTCTTGGTCGGATTTATCTAAATCTAAGACCTCGCCTTTAAATAATTTCTTTGCCCAATCCCAAAATTTAAGTGCATCGCCTTTAGATGCGGAGGCTAATGCGCCAGCCAACATTTTACCAGCGTTACCACCCTCAAAAACTTGGTCATCAAGACCGATAAAGTCAAAGTTAAAATCTAATTTCATTTGGTTGTTTGTTTAGTTTACAATCATAAATAGCTATTATCCAAATTTTTACCAATATATGTAATTACCATTGGGGTCAACAAGAAAATAAAAAGTCGTATTTCTATATTTCGGCTCATTAAACGTTTTATCAATTCTTGTTAAATGATATGGATTCATATCAACCACATCTGATGCAATTAATTTACCATCTTTATATATTTTATAAAAAATAACAATACCAAATTGATATTCATCAGGAAATGGAAAAATGTTATCTACTACATATTGATAAGGATAACTTGGATTTACAAAACCATCTGTTGTATCTCTTGTAGGATTTACTACATAAATATCGTTATATGGAAAAAAATTTTGGTTTATCCATCCCATTGGTTGGGGTTGACTATAATTTGCTTGATTGTTTACTGAATAAGTATAAGTCAATCCGCTTACATCATTTGGTATTCGGCCAAGTGGCTCAACAAAAATTGGGCGAAATGTATAATTATTTGACCAAATAATTCTTTGTTCAAATGAATTTATAAAAACATTATTTACATAATTTTTAATTAATGTCGTTTGAATTCTTGGAATTGTAATGTTAATAGAATCAATTATTAAATTATCGTTATACCTTAACCCTTCATCTTGGCTAACCGTTGACATTCTAAAATAAGTAATTGGTAAACTAAAGAATACATAAAATCCGTATTGCCCAACGGGAACGGTTACGTTATCTTTTTGACTAAAGACAACAATATTAAAAGCCGAGCCTTGAGAAAATGTAAAATAATCAGTATTATAAAAAACTTGTATATCATCAACTACCCGAAAAGGAATTGGCAATTCAAACTCAATTCTTACTTTGGAATTATTGGTACTTGGAAAATTATTTACAGTTAAAACATTACCTTGATATACTAAATCAGTGGGAGCTGCATTTACAAATAAATTATTTCTTGTAATAAATGATTGATTATCATTTACTCCACTAAACGCAAATGATGGCTCTCCAAACACATAAGTGCTAACCGTATTACTTTGCGCATAATTATTAATTATATTACCACCATAAGCAGAAGCAAAGTTGGTATAATTGCCAACCGTTATTCCTCTAATTGTAAATAAAAATTCTCCAAAATAATCAATAGGTAAAGAATTAGAAGTTGTAAATGTAACCGTTTTGCCACTAACCGATAAAGCAAATCCAGCTGGCATACTATTAAGCGATACATATTCAAAGCCACTCGGCAAAACATCTGACATCACTATTTGACCGCTTGTCGGATTCGCAAATATTCGCATTAATATCCGAACCGTTCCCGATTGATTTATATTAAATGCGCTTGGCATTGTCTTTGACAAAGTCATATTAGGATAGCCAAACGTACAATTGCCGTATTGATTTGCCACCGATTGCCCATTTGCATCAAGCCATTCATTACATAAAGCCGTTGCATTATTATTTGCGTTAGTATCCGCATCTGCTTGGCTTATTGAACTTGTGTAAGTAGCCGTAAAAAAGGGAGAATAAACTTCTTGATTTGACCCCACTCCGTATTCCCCGCAGTCATTCTTTTGAATTGTACGGACTAATCTTTTAGTAACTGAACTTGTCCAAGTTTCAGCGCCACCAATTAAAGTAGTGGTTGTATTTGAAGTTTTTGAAATCGCTTCGCCTCCACCCGATACCGTTGCATAATTATAGTAAGTAGTCGATATAACTGGATTGACAATTAACTGAAGTACTAAGACTCCGTTTGGTTGTAAAACACCGTTATAAGTGCCAAAGACATTATAAGAAAATCTACCGACATCGATTGAATATTGCTGAACGGTTATATTCCATCCATCTCCACTATGAGTAATAAAATTTAATCCCTCTTGAAAATAATCAGATATTTGAATAGGCGCAGTCGTTGCCGTTGTGCCATTGTTTACAATAGTTAAGTAATACGAATATGCTTGATTAAGGTTTCCCCCCGTAGGAGCCGATTTGCTAATCGTTAAATAAGGATTAGGAATATTACATCGTTGGCAGTATAAATACCATTCAGTCGGGAATACCGTTGGTAAACTGCCGTCAGGTCTTGGAGTGTAATATTGATTTAAAGCAATCGTTTGCCCCGATGAATTTTGAAGTTGACCAAGTTCAGCCAATGTAATAGAAATTGGAGGATTCGATTGCGATTCCCCCGTCATTTCATTATAAACATCGGCAAAAGACATTGCCCCACTTCCTTGTAATGGCATTTATTTAGAAGCTAAAAGTGTTTCTAAATTCTTGATTTTAGTATTTTGTTCTTTAATCGCTTCAATTAATAAAGCTGATATGTTTCCGTATTCAACTCCCATTAATCCATCGTTACCCGTATTAACAATCTCAGGAAATACCTTATCTATTTCTTGAGCAATTACACCACCGTGTCGCTTGTCATCATAATTAGTATTATAAGTATAACCCGAAATTTGACCTACTTTTTCAAGTGCATTTTCTATTTTTGTAATATTATTTTTAATACGAATATCAGAGTTTGCAGTAATTGTACCCGTTGCTCTAATAGAACCTGATACGTACAAGCGTTCCCCGTTGTCAGAGGATGTTCCCATCAAAATATTCCCCCCACTCGTAATTCGCATACGTTCGGTAGGTCCAGCAGCATTAGTTGCAGAAGTTTCAAATTGTATAGTTGATGCTCCATTAGATGCTGACATACCGATATTAGCAATAGCATTAGTACCATTAGTAGTCCAACCACCTTGATAAGTTCCACCAAGAGAAATGTATGAACCATTACTAAATGTGCCTAAATATAGTCTATTGGTACTTGTTGACTCACTTATTACTAATTGTGCAGTATTTGTAGTTCCCGAACTATATATATCTAATAGCTTACTTGGACTCGTCGTTCCAATTCCTACGTTGCCACCTTTAATATATGAATCACCTCCAGCATTAAATAAAATATTTTGAACACCTGAAGAATTATACATTGATAATCCAACACCTTGAGTTCCACTAAATTCCTCTACTCTAAAAACAGTTGTTGCATTTGAGTGAGTTAAAAAATATCCAGTCTTTGCAGTAACACTACTCGAAAACGTAGCTGCGCCTGTGGTCTTTTTTATAGTTACTCTTGTAGCTACTCCTGTTTCATCTATATTTAAGTCGCCATTACCATTTATATTTATACCATAATTTGCAGTAGGATTTGAAGACCTAAATAAATTAATATGTGAATTATTATTATTAGTTATAATTACACCGCCAGTTGCAGCACTTGTTAATGTAAAATCCCCACTAAACGTAGCACTTGTCCCACCTAATGCACCAGTTAATGTACCTCCAGTTAATGGTAAATATCCACTTAAAGCAGAACCATAATTTGGAATATTAAAAACACCCGTTGTTGAATTATAAGTTGATGCTCCCGAAGTTCCCGTTGTTGTAAGGCTTACCGATGCTCTTGCTAAAGCATCCGTGTATTGAGTTAATGAAGTACTAATAACTCCAGTAGTCGAGTTGTAAGATATGTTTCCCGTTGCACTTATTAATGCTCGCACACTTGCATCCGTGTAAACCGTACCTGAGTAAGAAATCGCACCCGTAGTATTATTATAAGTAATCCCCGTGCCTCCACTTAATGAAGTGTAAGAAATACCTCCAAGTCCAGCAAGAGTGTAATTAGGTACGTTTATTACTCCCGTAGTATTGTTGTATGTAGATGCGCCACTATCTCCCGTAGTTGTAATTGAAATCAATGCCCTAACCGAAGAATCCGTGTACACCGTGCCACTATAAGAAATTGCACCCGTAGAACTATTATAACTTATTCCAGTTGCTCCACTAAACAAAGCACGAATTGAAGCATCAGTATAAACTGTCCCCGAATACGAAATAACACCCGTCGTTGAATTATAAGAAATGCCCGAAGTTCCTGATAAGAAAGTGGCAGTAATACCACCAAGACCAGCAAGCGTGTAAGTAGGTACATTTAAGACACCCGTTCCGCTTGAGTAGGTAGATGCGCCTGAGTTACCCGTTACCGTTAAGCTAATTGCACCTCTCGCCCTTGCATCCGTAAAATACTTATTTGTTGGAGTAGCAAGTTCTTGAATGTCATCCGTATCTAACACAACCGTTCCAACTAATCCGTTTACCGAAATTACCGCCCCACCAATCGCAGCTTGAAGTTCCGCAATAGTCTTTTTAAATAGTTGCCCCGTTGTTGCATCGCCAATACCAAAAATATCGGTGCTTAAAATTGCAGTCTTAGAGACTAATTGGTTTATTTTCTTATTTGCCATTTCTTAACTTGGATATGTAAAGTCGGTTGGTATTTGACACCTATTTGAAAGCATCGGATAAATGATTGATATATCAGCTTTTACTCCAGCCAAATAATCCTTCTCGTTTTCAGTAAAAAATTCTAAGGTAATACCTTCGCCTACCTCCCAATTAAAATTAGGATGCTTGCACATCGAAATAATATCTTGGCAAATTAGTAACTGATCCGACAAAACCTCCGTTTCGTTAGTTTCATCTTGGAGTTGCCTATCAAGAAAGAATAAACTAAATGACATAGTCAATTCTTTGCCGTTTATTTGGCTTCCAGTCAACGAATAAAACATTGATGGATAAACATTATCAGGCTGAGAAAGAAACTCCCACACATCGCCAAAATAGACCGTATTAATTTGGTCGTGGCTTTGGGCAATATCCCTTATCAGCTTGATTGTTTGATTTAATGTCAGTTGTTTTATTGCCATTTGTGTTTAGATAAACAATTAACTTGTTTATGTTTTTGGTTGAGAATGCTTTTGGCATATTAATAATTATAATTTTTTTTGCTCTTTAAAACGTGTTGAGGATAACTCATCCCAAATAAACTATTTTCATCGCCTAAGAAAATACTCGACTGATAGCCATCTTTCTCAGGATACATGGTATCGATGCCCGTACCAGGATTGATATATTCAGGGAATAAGTTTGTCGTGCTTACCTCTTGCAAATACTTAATCATTCTTTGCTTGTAAAACTCCGCTCTTGAACGATAACGATTAGCCACATCGATTAAATCTTGCATATTAGGCTGATCGCTATTATCTGAAGTCTTGCGAACTAATCCTTTATTGTAAAACTGAAAAGATAAGCCAACTGGCAATTCAGATAAAACATAGTAAACAAGCGCATCAGTCACATAGTCATTTAATAAAGCCGTTTCTAAATTGCTTAAAGTATTATTTTCAATACCCGTTTGAAGTTTAACATATAAAGCCGTTCCCAAAGCTGGCAAGATATACATATCCTGAGCCGTTTTTATTTCGGGCATGATTAACTTGTCATCAATATTAGAATGAATTGCCGTTCTTTCCTTGATTGCATTTGCTCCTATAAATAATGTATTCTTCATATTATCCTTTCTTAATTACCGTTTGGGCATAAAAAATATGCCTACAACTTGGGGAATGTTGACCATTTGGCTTAGTCCACCAACCACCTCGCCTATCAAATACGCTATATCCTAATCGGGCTGAAATAGTTTCAATTTCTGCTCTTGAATATAACCTATCTAACTGCATTATTCGTCTACAAAAAGCACGGCTTGGATGTGCTGGAGTATCTCTTTCGCTACTTGGAATATCGCTTCTCCATTCATAAGAATACCTAACCATAAAACTGGTAGTTGATGGCTTAGGTGCATTCAATTCCGATAATGGCTTTGATAGTTTTCTTTCGGTTATTCCTCTTGAAACTGAACTTCCGATTATACCTCGTTTTTCTAATCCATCTAAAATTCTGCCAATAATAATAATGTCTACTCCAAGAGTTCCCGCAATTACTTCGGGAGTTATTCTTTTATCTTTTTGAATTAAGTCTAACATATTAGATTCTAATCCCGATAATACTTCTTCAGCAAATTCTAAATGAAATTTTTCTTCTTCTTCATTTACGACTGAACTAAAAACCTCTTTTGATTTAAAAATTACATAATCATTTTTTGGAACTCCAAATTCAGAAAATAAACTAACTACCTCATCCTCGCTAAATTCTACTTTTGATTGTTGTATTTCTACGGGTGCTACCTCAGGAACTATTTCAGCTTCTTGATATTGAGTCATATCAATACCTAACTTTTCAAGTATCCATTGCTTAGGAGCAACTTGTAAAATAATTGACTCGCTAAACTCTATGCCAATCGGCTCGACTGGTATGATTTGGAGTTCTGAATTAGCACCGTGTAATTTGGCAAGTAATGAGAATACTTGCTCAAGAAATATTTGCTTATCATTAACGTAAGTATTTTTAAAAATCTCATAAGAATCTCGCATTTGTTGGCGAGTTCCTAATTGACCTGGAGTTGAAATACCGAATAAATCGGGAGCAGTAATTTGATGACCAGCAAAAATATTCTGCTGGATCATTTTATCTACATTACCAAAATCTTCTTTAGTAATATCACTTGCTCCTAAGTCTTCAATGACTGGCTTTCTTGAAGCATCGTTTACAAATGAAAGAATAAACTTCTTGCCATCGCTACCCGTAAACCTATCGGTAAACTTGCGTTCAATTTGGCGCTTCTCATCATCCGATGGCTCGCCATTTGGTAACGTAATTAATTTACTTGCACTAAATCCCGTTTGAGCATTACCCAAAACGTGCTTAGATATTTCAATATCGGATTCAACGTAATTTAAAGCACCGAAATAACCTGGCAATGCGTAAGCATTTAAGTTAGGTCGATACTCCTTTAAATACATTATTTGAGTGCCTTGTCTTAACTGAGAATTAAATCCGTTATAAACTTCTCTTTTATACTTCCTATCTTCCCAATTCTCCGAATACCAAAACTGAGTATTATCAGCATTTGTTCTAATCTTAGTATAATCAACGTGATAAACCTCAGCAAGATTTTCTCCCGTCACACTCCATATAATTTGCAAGTAAGCGCCTCCAAATAACTCAATATCAATAGATGCCTTTCTTAATACTTCGGTCAACGACTCCACTCGGTTAGCTTGTGCGATGAATTGTTCACCAATAGGGTCGACACCCTCTTTGATTTTGAAGCCATTCCCAGTTATGTAGTTGACCTTTCCTTTAATTATCGCATTATGCTTGGCAGACTTATTAAATAAATCGACCAAGTAGTTAGGATAATCATTCTTTTTTCCGAACTCAATGTAACCTTCTCCTTCGC